ATCCCCTCTTAGACCAATGTTCCAAGTGCTGATGTTCGAGCTGTTGAGTCATCAAAGACCATAAAAACTTGATCCTGCAACAAGTTTTGAACCTGAACATCTGTCAAAACAGCACCACTCTCAAATTCTCTGAATCCTGAACCTGCCATGCTTTCCTAACTAGAAACCTAGAGCATTACCACTGTCTAGCTTACCAAACACTAGGTCATCCAAAACTAGGGATGCAAAGTCTAATGTCTGGAAACCAAACCTGATAATGTGCTGGGTTGGGTCTATTGTGTTGCTTATTGCAATTATTTCTGCAAACTTATCAATCGGGTCTCCGACCTGCCCAGGAGTGAAAACAACCTGAACAACATCGCCCATCTCCAATGCCAGAACCGATTCCTTCTGAACAGTTGTTAGCTCATCCAGGCGAACATCGATCTGCCTAAACCTGAACTCTGGTTCTGAGAATTTGTTTGATAAGAATGTTGCCAGCCTTCCTGCCTCAACATCCTCAGCCATTAGCAAGCCATCTTCATTCAAGGTAATGATTCCATACTCACCCTGGGAGACCTCATCATTTGCTGTTGATGTGTTGCCAGTGATTTCAGAAGTGATATTGACTCGGTTGAATAGCAACTCTGAACCATACTCAACTGAGACAATCTGGAAGGGGATGCCTGTCCCATCATCTGCCATCTTCACCAGGTCAGCTGAAGTTGGAGCAACTGTTCTATCCCTGAAGATTATGTCCCCAGCTTTACCCATAAACAATCGACCAAGTTCTGATCTCTCAACTAACTGAAGGTAAGCCAAAGCATCTGTCCCAGCTTCGATTGTGTCAGCCCCCAGAAGTGTTTCTCCTGCATCGACATCTCTTTTATCTAGTGCAAAGTTGACACCAGCATCGCTGAGGATTGTGTTTATCCTGGCACCGCTGAGCTGTTCTGACTGAACTCCTCCAGTAAGGCTCTGATTTGAAAGTCGGGTGAATGCATCTGAAGCAATGATTGTGGCTGTCTGTTTTCCCTGTGGGCGATAGTCCAGATTCCAGTCATCCACCACTCCAAAGAATTGAAACTCATCATCGACAGAAACTCTGACCTCTCTCCTGGGGATGATGTTCCCTGCAAATGGTGAACTAGGAAATTCTGGATCAAAGGCTCTTGATGTGTTGTCCAAAACAACTTCCAAAGACCCAGCCTGGAATTTGTCTAGGAGTCGAGACTTACCTCTGGAGATGCTGACTGTCTGAACAAACTCAGTGATGTCCACAAAGATTGTTCCAGCCAGGGTGTATTCAGTATTTCCCAGAACACCTCTGACCTCATCATTCAAAACGAAAAAGGGGCCGATGGGTGATTCGGTTAGGTCAAATCCAATCTCAACTTTGGTAGTCATTACGCCCTCTGAAATACCCTTCCTGAAAGCTTCTCATATTTCACAATCTCTTCGACAATTTGCTGACCGATTCTCTGACCATCAGCTCCCATTCCTGCATTGACTGTGATTGCAAATTTGTTTGTTGTTCCCATGCCACCCATCTCTCTTAGTGGGATAACAGCTTCGGGGCCAGCCTCTCCGATAAGAGCTTTGGTGGGTCGAGTGACAATTCCTCCAGCTGCAAGCTGAACATCAACTCCCATCTCCTCACCGATGTCTGTGAGGGTTTTAACCAAATCAGCTGAGGATAAGTCTGGGGCTTCCTTAATTTGGAAACCCTCATCAAGCGCTCTTTGAATAGCAGCTTCCCCACCGCTGATGGTTCTGGACACTCCAGTTTCAGGGTTTGTTAGAGTGGTTTGTCCAAGCAAGACATCAAAGATTCCCTGGCTACTTCCAGCCAAATCCTCCAGGGCTGAACCAAACTCACCATTCATAACCTTAGAAATGGCATTGATGTCAACAGTCTCTCCAGAAACTGCCCTGGCTGGGGTCTCCCCTGGGTCAGTGAATGATCTAATGAGGTTTCCTGCTTCATCAAACTGAGCTGTGACCTTTGCCCCACCTTGCATGAACTCAAACAGTCCACCCTCTTTGCTGAGGAGTTTGTCTGCTTTGTCCAGTTCCACAATCAAGGATTGAATGTCTCTGGTTGCTTGTCCCACTGATGGGGCAGTGTCAATCTCCTCGATACCCTTCATCAAGTCCAGGAATGATTGGTTAGCTGACACCCCATCAGCCATGACCCCATTTAGTGCTGTGATGCTTTCTGTCAGTTCATAAGTGTTTCCAGTAAGTGCTGAGCTGTTCTCTGATGCAGCCCCAGTTGCTCCTGAGTAATTCGTTGCAGAAGTGGTGGCGCTGTTATATTCGGGAACAACTAGCCCTAGTTCTTTAGCTGTTTGTTTTACTGTTTCATTGAATTCAACTTGCTCTTCCGTTTGAAAACGAACTTTAGCTGTGACTTCAGCCAGCATCCGCTCATAAAGCTCATAATTTTCAAGAGCATCATAGAGACCTTTATCTCTAGCTTCCTGAACTAGCCTCTGTGCCTCTTCTGCAATCGTTACATTTTCAATTCCCAGCTTTGCATTTTGAGCTGCAAATGCCATTTCGTTATAGCCCTCAGCACTTCCCTGAAGAGCTGGAATCAAGTCTTGAGAGGCAAATCGATTAGCTATTGAGGCATCCCTCGCTGCATATGAGGCATCTTTAGCTTGCTGGGTGAATGCGTTAGCTTCTGCCTGGGCAGCCCTCAAGTTTCTAAGTTCAGCCTCTTGATCTTCGATTGCACCCTGGTAAAGCTTTGATGCATTTGTGTTTTCTGCCTGAGCTTGCTCATACTTATTCAGCTGTGTCCTGGCATCAATTATTTTTTGATTGAGCTTCTCTTGCTCTGGTGTTGCCTCTTTAGCCTGAAGTGCATATGCACCCAGTCCGACTCCCAAAACACCCAGGGCTGCACCGATAAGACCAATCGGGCCCAGGGAGGCTGTCAGGGTAATTCCAAAGGCTGCTGCTGCTACTCTGGCGATTCCAATGGCTGTGGTGAATCCCTTCAGTCCCACAGCTACCGCTGTCAATCCAATTATCAAATCATCAAGTTTGTTGATGTTATTTGCAATGAAGGTGATGAAGTTCTCGACTCCCTGCAAGAGACCTTCAAAGTCAACTTGCTCAACAGCCCTGACCAGCTCATCTCCGATTTTTGGAAGTAGTTCTGAGATGACAGGAATCAGGTCGGCAATGATGGGAGCAAGCTGTGATCCAATCTCGATTGCAACATCCTGAACCGCTGAACCCAAAAGGCTCAACTGACCATTGAAGGTTTGGAGCTGGTTATCTGCAACCAGTTCTGCTGTTCCCCCAGCCTTCCTCAGTTCCGTTTCATAAGTTCTAAGGGCATCTGACTGACCCAGGAGAGCAAGCAAACCTTCCCTGGATTGTTTTGTGAATCCGAGGTTGGCTAGTGTTGCCACCTTTTGCTGGGTGGTCATTTCTCCCAGAGCGCCTGTGAATGATTCCGAAATCTCTGAGAAGTTCCTCATCTCCCCAGCGGAATCAAAGACCTGGATGCCCAGCTCCTCAAACTGTTCTGGGACTGCCTTGACCCTATCGGTCAGACCAAAGATGGTGTTTGTTAGGAGGGTTCCAGCTCTCTCTCCCTTGATACCTTGATCAGCGAATACTGCCAGTGCTGCTGCACCCTCTTCGACATCTTTCCCAACATTCTTGAGGGCGGTTCCAGCCTTAGTGGTCAGAGCTGTTGCAAGCTGTTCCACTGAGGTGTTTGCCAGAGTGTTTGCTTTTACAAAGACATCTGTGACCCTGGTCAGATTGTCTAGGTTCTGCTGAGCATCATCACTAGCAAGACCCAGGGCGCTCTGAGCATCTGTTGCCAGGTCTGTGGCTGTTGCCATGTCGAACATTCCAGCCTGGGCAAATTTCGCAACCTGAGGCAATGCAGCGACAGACTGCTCAGCATCCAAACCTGCTGATGCCAGGAAGAAAAATGACTCTGCTGCTTGCTCAGCTGAGAAGGTGGTTTGCTTAGCAACCTCCCTGGCTGCACTAGCCATCTCCCCTCTCATGGTGTCAGAGACATCTCCCATGATTGCCAGGGATTGATTCAGGGCAGATTCAAACTTTGCAAACTCTCGAACACTAGCGCCGATGCCGACAGCCACACCAGTTGCCAAAGCTCCTGCTGCTCTTCCAGCCTGTCTGCTCAAACCATTGATATTTTTCAGAGCATTATCGACACCCTTTTTATCAAAGGTGGTAATAATCGGAATCCGAATTGCCATTAGAAAATGCTCCTGTCATTGACTGTGACTTTTAGTTTTTCATTCAATCGCTCTGACATCTTCTCTAGGATTCCCAGAGCTACCTTCTCCAGAGCTGGGAGATTTTTCTTGGTTGCATCAAAAGCCAATCGCCCTGGTTTTCTAAGTCTATTCAATTCCCTGTTGAATGCTTTGCCCTGTCCATTGAGTCTGTAACTTCCATCACCTTTCCTGGAACCTCTCCTGGTGGTGCCAGGAATTCGCGATCTCCTGCCATCCTGAGAGTTGTTGATTCCAGCCAGCTCAGCATATTCAAATCCAACCTGCTGATTGCGACCTCTAGCGGTTAGCAGGGCAACACTGCGACCATATTGAGCTGATGGTCTGAATGAGGCTTTGATGTCTGCCCCAGTGTTCCTGGTTCGCCCTCTGTGATTGAACATATTTGGAAGCGCCCTCTGGACCTGGCGATTGTTTTGCCTGGCATCCTTTTTGACTTTGTTCAGGGGTGAACTCATTTGCTTATGGAAATCTCTCTCCAAAGCTCTTTGAAATTCTGGGTCAACATTTTTGAGAATCTCTTTTGCTTCTCTTATCCCCGAGACTTTTGGAACAGCCATGACACTCCTATCCCTTCAATTCTACCTAAAGGAAAACCCTCCCCAGGAGGGGAGGGCTATCGCTTACGCTTCTGCTTTTGCTGAGCTTCATTCTGCTTGACATTTCTCCAATGGATATAGCGCTCCATTGTCCAGAGCATTCTCATATCTTCCTGGAGAAGTTGATGAGGAGGGATTTTGAACTCATACGCTATGTGAGCAAGTCTGAAATGCATCGACTGTTCACCTAGCGCATTTATTTTTTTGAGTCCCCTGCCTCCACTGTCTCAACTGTTTCGAGCCATTGCTCAAAGCTCTGATCCTTGATGGCACCTGTTCTGCTCTCGACCGAGTAAGCCAAGAAAAACAGATGTGTTAGCTTGGTCTCTGTTTGTAGACTAGCAACACTCAGATTGAACTTTGTCTCAAAAGCTACTAAGTCAGCAGCAACTGCAACAACATCCTTTTTTTCAGTTTTTCCCTGGTAAGTAATTTGGAGATTGATTTTCATTTTTTATCCTTACGCTGTTCCCCTGGTGATGTCACCCGATACAGGAAGAGTGATGCTGAATGTTGCTAGCTCACCTGTGGCTGAATCAAATGGGGTGTAGTTGGTCACTAGGACTGATCCTGAATATGCAGGGTTGGTTGCTGATGTTGCATCGCTGGTGGGCTTGATTTCAAATGGCACCACACTGCCCAGGATTGGGAATAGGGTGTCAGCAACCGCTGCACTACCAAAATCCTGGTGGAATTCTAGGGTTAGGGATGCATCCTGCAAACCTGCAATTCGGGTGACTGATGTCTGCCCAAATGCGGTGGTCAGCTGCTCTTCCTTTGTAATGTCAAGCGTTGCTGATGCAATG